GAGCACTGGTTCAGCGATATTGTTCACGCCAGGAAGATCATTAATGACTGGCGACTGGATTATAACGAGTGTCGACCACATTCATCACTGAATTACCTGACGCCGGCTGAATTTGCAGCGGGCTGGCGAAACGGGAAATATGAAGAAAAACCAACCGACATTACTAACTGAAGGTTGTATCTAACTCTGGGGGCAGGTCAATGAAAGCGCTGAACCATTCAGATCCTAAAGTGACCATGAACTATTTGAAGATTGACGTTAAGAGCGTGGGCGCTGCCCTTGCAAACATTTGGGATTAATGTTTTATAAAGGTTACATTTTTCTCGCTACAACAGGAAAGGCATCAATTATTATGTTTTTTAATCTTAGAAGTTTTGGCTCATTAAAATTTCCAACCACGATTTCAGAGTGCCTTCGAGCATTGTCACTGAAAAATCTCAACTTAAAATACCGCAGATTTACGCCCGTTATAAATTCAGTACCATCATGCAGAAAAACATTCTCCAATGCAGTTTGAAGGTCATTCATTCTTGTCATGTTTAATTTTCTTGTAAAACAGTCATAACCATTATTTTTATTTATTAACTCACACAGCAATAGACCGTTAGAGTAAACAAAGACTTTCAATAGAGGATTTTTATTTTTTTCGGAATACTTTTCAAATGATGCGATAAGTTCTTTTTTTTCATCATCTTTTATAGTGGTTTTTTTTAGCCCTCTACTATTAACATTCTCAACATTTCTAATGCCAGTATCAATCGCACTGGTATCGTCGTGATGAATACTATTTTTTGATGATAATTTAAGGAATAGAAACACACCTACTACAAACCCGACAAACATAAACAATCCGGGTATACCGCTTACACCACCATGATGGGAGCAAGCTCCTCTACTTCCTATTGATGCAGACATCCAACCATCATTACATCCAGAAAACAGGGAGCCAATGACGGTAAAAAATATAAAAACGGAGATTGAAGCAATAACCTTTAGCATAGCTGCATCCATTTTTCGGAATAAAACATTATCTTATGAGCAATCATCCAAAACAATCGCATTAAGTATGGTATTACGTTCCAATTTATGCAACGTAAGAGAGATGACGCAGGTTAAATTTTCTAAGTATCCAGCTATTTAAGTAAGTCATCTGAACACACTACTCGATTACACACAAGCATTGAAATCATAATCCAAAGGGATATTGCATCCTTTGGATTTGTGCTGTTGAATGCGCGTTTCTGGTGCAATGGCTTAAAGATTAGAAGTATCGCTTGCTACCCTACTGTTTGGAATGTAACGAACTACTGTTTGGGCCATGATCCCAGAAATGACCACCTTTGATTTTTGCGCTGAAAAAAGTGTTACTACGATGCTAAGAAGCACTATGGTTAAGAACGTCTGCCGTAATGTCTATCACAGCGTTGAACGGTCTGGAGACGTTAGCGGAGTCTTTCAGTTGAATGGAAAACCAAACCGTTCAGCGATGTGCCTCAAAATTTAGCTTGTTGTGACACCAGGTGATTATCTTCTGGTTGCTTCGAAGAGCTGCAATTCATCACAACGGTTAGAGCATTCAGGGAATCAGATCCGTCGCTAACAGCTAAAGAGCGCGCCTTCCTCGCTGTCGTCCAAATGCTCTTACCGTTGTGGCGATGATGGGTGGATTCGAACCACCGACCAGTTGATTAACAGTCAACCGCTCTACCACTGAGCTACACCATCATTTTCGCGGCGGTACTTGTTCGTGGACAACCAGGCAACCAAGAATTTTCCCGCTACTTGCACTTTACGTTAGTGCCAGAAGAGGCTTGTGGCTTGCTCACATAGAGCGAAGATCTGGAATTCTTCACGGCGGCTGATGGCCGCCAGATTCTTCGATCCTATTGGATGTATGGAATCATTAGTGTTGTGAAACCAGGCGCTACATAGACAACAACGGTTTCACCAGAGAGTACTGAACCGATAAAGAATACCCGACATGTCGTATCAGTTATCAAGCCTCTGTGGATTCGCCTATGTGATTGAAAGAACACAGTGGCCTCAACGTTGTGCGCTGGCTAACCATGCCAGCCGGGCTACGTCGCCGCTTTTAACCCAAGCCAAAACGACATAAGTAATGAAAATGACGTAACAGGATGGACGGTCGATAGTTGAAACCGGGCTGGTGAATGGAATGAGGAAACCAACCGCCCATCCTGTTACTTCATCGGAGAGGGCATAGGTGGTGCCGTATCATGCCCTCTCCTGCGTTCTGCAATCACACTCGCTCAGTGTGTTCCACTTTGGTGACGAGGCTGGAAACTGACCTCGCTGGTGTTTGGCCTCTTAAGCTACTGCCAGGTACTGATTGTCGTTTGCAGTTATCTTTAAACGTTCAAACAGTCGCGTCTCAACGAAAACAAGCCAATCTTATACATCTAAAATAAGTGAGTAAATACTTATTTTTTGTTTAAACATTCATTTGCTATTTTTTTGATCAGCCCCGGCTTGTCTTCCACTGTGCGGGTGAACGTGGCCGTAAAACGCTTAGCCCGAATCGTGATTTCCTTACCCTCTTTCAGCTCGCCAAAACGCAACTCCAGTAACGAGCCGAGACGCCACAGAGTGTCTTCAATTCGCTTATGGCTGGCGAACTTTATGAGAAGCAACTTAACGATATATTGGCCGATGGTTGCGGCTACAGCGATGCCGGAAGCGATCAAATAAGTTGCCAGGCAGAAATCCAGCGTTGATGTCTCACTCATTTTTTAACTCCTGTTTCGTGAACTACGCGGTAGACTCGGTTTCCGATGCGCAGCGTTTTGGTTTTCAGTTCCTGCTTGACCATGTCATGACAGATGATGAAGCCGAGGGCGGCGCCGATTGCAAAAGACAACACGATGTATGGAATCATGCGTATACCCCCGCCTCGATAAGTTGTTGCAGCAGCTGGCGTCCTTTATTGGTCAGCTGGTAGTTCTCGGTTTTACCGTTCGGCTCTACGTTGGCCACCAGGTTCATCCGCTCCAGTTTGGCGCGCGTTTTTGGTTGCCAGTGCGCATAGAAGCGCGACCATTTGCTGATTTCTCTTAGTGTTTCCCTTTCTCGTTTACTTAACATGATCATCCTTTATCTCCTTTAAGGTGTCAGTCACATCTACGATGCGATAAATACGCCCTCTTCTCTCCATCACTCCCGCTTTCACGTAATCGCTAATGCGGTCAGTCATAATGAGACCGCCAATGACGATGCCAATGAGCAAATACAGCAGCATCCAGCCGAGCATCAGTCTTTATCTCCAATCCGCTCTTCGGTATCGCGCAGACAATTCGGCCATTTCAGACGCGGGTGGCGCAGGCTTCCGTCTGGCGTTTTCTCGTGGCAGTGAACCTCAACGATGCGACCGAGATATTTTCCCTGGTTGTTCCAGATTTCATCCAGATACTTGTGCTTAATGCCGCTGGCGCGTACCTCTACGCCGTTCTCCAGACGAATCACGATTTTGCCGAGCGTATGCGCAAAGCCAGAATCAGGATCGCCTGCTTCAAAGCCAATAATTTCGCCATCTTCGGAATCCTCATCCTTTAACTTCCACCAGCTGCGGGTGCGCTTGAACTCGTAGACGGAATCCGGATCTTTGCCCATTTCGCCTTCTTCGTTCGCATCCAGGCGTTTCATGAAACGCTCGATGAACTCTTCATGGCTGTGGATGATGTAGAAAGGGTGGAGATGGATATCTGGCGCGTAGTCCTCACCGCGGGTATTGCGGAACCACTCCACCAGGCGAGCCAGACGTTCTTTAAGCTTCATGCCCGTCTTCAGGTACTCTTTGGACTTGGCCATCGCGCGCCACTCCGGGAGGAAAAAGTCGAAGACGTGGTAGACCGCGCCAATTGCCTTCACGTTTTTCTTCCGCAGCGCCGACACCGATTCATTGAAGGAGCCAGCTGTGCCCTCGCCATCAAAAAAGATGTGTTTGTGGCCAGAAAGTCTGCCCAGCTCCAGCATGGCTGGTTTCAGGTGATCCAGTGATGTAATCGGATTGCCGGTGCGTGACAGAAAGTTAACCTCTTCCTCATCCACAATGACTTCGCAGATCACACGAAGACCATCGAGTTTAAGGCTCCCAATCATTGGCCATCTGGCTTTGGGGTTTGGCTTGAAAGGGTACTTATCGCCTTTCTCCTTATACGCAGACGCCAGCTGTACCTCGAACTTGGGGATGGGCGTCCTGAAAACCTTGTTGCAGAGGCTAATGCCGAAGCCGGCTTTCGGATCTTTCAACAGAAAGCGACGAAATACGTCCTGCCCATCCGCGCACATTGAGGCAACCAAAGACTCGACCGCAGTAATGGCGGCGTTGCCGGTTAGTTCACGAGAGGCCAGCTTTTCGAGAAGCTCAACGACCGTCTGATCGCTGGGCACAGACGCTTCAAGCGGTGCGGCCACTTTGTACTTTTTCACCCCGAATCGAATGAACGGGTTGAGCATCAGAGCAACCATGCTTTGCTCGAAGTCATCCATATTGGCCAGCGCCTCTCGTTTGGCGTTGGTTCCCATTGGCTTTATGTCATCCAGCTTGTGCTTTAAAACGATTAGTTTTTCCATTTTTTGTTAACCTCCACTGGTCAATCAGGAGTTCTCATGTGCTTTCTTTTACTGCTGCTTCCACCAGCGCCGCGTACACGTCAGTGACAGGCGCGAGCGAATCGGGGGATGTGGTTTCTGGTTTCTTCTTCACGCGCTGAACCAGATTGCTTATCGTGGTGGCTTCGCGCTTGCGGGAGAGAGAGGTGGCGTTTAGGTTGCGCTCTTCGATTTCTCGGATGAGCGCTGGCATATCGATGTAATAAATCGACTCGCCTTTGCGGATCTCTTCCACCATCATCTTGAGGGCCTGGCATTTCCCGGCTGCGATAGCAGTGGCGCAGGATGTGAAAGAAGTCACGGGCAAGCGGTTCTCTTTGTAGGCAAGGATGGTGTGCTGACAGACGGTGTAGCTGCAATACGTGTCCTGCCCCTGAATTTTTACTTCCGGACAGCGCAGCGAGTAGCCATTGTTTCCGGAGATAGAGGGGATTTTCGTAAAGTCTGTTTTTGAAGCCATATTTCAAACCGTAATCGTGTACTTACTTAACGAGAAAAGTTTAAAAAAGCCCCACGCGGGGGCTAAGAGATTTGTTCAGGCTTACCAGGTTGCCCAGCCGGTCATCTTGTCCTGTGCGGCCTCAAACCGGTACGGAGCCAGTAGCTCGTTTGCGTGGTGAACGGCGTAGGATTTTGCCTCCTGCTTAATCATTGGGAGGTTGTTGGCCAGACGGGAAATCATCGAGGAGAAGTTCGCCATCACACCGTCACAGGCCTGGCCTGCATCTACGACGATACGCACCAGATCCAGATCGCTGCGGCACATGTCGCAAATGGTGCCGTACTCCATCTCCCGGATGCGCGCTATGGCTTTATTGGTTTCGCCGCTGGCCACCAGATCGAGAATACCCGGTGGCGTAATCAGATCGGTGGTACGCACTTCAAGGTCGTCTTGTTCCATAATGCTGACGAAGGCTGCGCACGCCGCGTCATCTTCAACGTCTGCTCTTTTGGCTATAGATTTGATGGTCAGGTTGATGGGATTTTCCAGCTCCTCTTCCGGTCGGCACATAATGGCGTTTGTGAAGATGATGCGGCCGTTATACCAGGCACCCGCTCTCATAACCTTCATGCCCTCCTGATTTTTAGAGGTAAAGGCCACCATCGCAGCACGCTTTTGCCCAACGCCCGGCAGCTCCGGTGACATTCCGAAGCGAACCCATATGTTCATATAGGGCGAGCCTTTTGCCAGCGGTACTGTGTTAACGGTTTCTGCGATGTGCTCCAGAGCGGTGCGAATGGCCTCATCGACGATGGTTTGACGATCTGCATTGTCAATTTCTACAGCTGACTTGCTGATCAGTTCCAGGACAGCTTTTTGGATTTCTTCTTTCATCGGTCTTCCTCAATCACCAATGCGCATATTTTACAAAAAAATAAGTATGTATCTACTTACATTTATCGGCGAGAGTGGAGAATGGCTAAAAGAAGCCCGGCATCTTCACGAGACCGGGCTGGGCGGGTTACATGCGGATGGCTTCTGCCTGGCAGATTTCTCTGTAGTACTGCTTGTATCGTTGCAGCTCGTGCGGCTCTGATGGCGCGATACTCATCATTATTACTTTGTAGTTTACGCCGATGGGGGAATAGTCTTTGGGTCTCATTTCAAGCTCAACAACATATGAGGAAAAGCCAGCGTATGCCCCGAAAGCGTTTTTGGCGTTAACTTCCCCGCAAACATATCCTGTGACTTTGCCATCATCGTGCTCTTTGCGGCCGACAAACTTATCGTTCCTGAATATCACCGACGTGGGGTCTTTCATCGCATAGGTGATTTCCTTTTGACCTAAGCTTATGGCCTTTGAATCACTCGGTTGGCAACCAGAAAGCATAAAGGCCATTGATATAGAAGCGGCAGCAATAAATATCTTTTTGCTCATGTTGTAGTCCAAGAACTCTGTTAACTATTGAGTTATAACAACGCCTGAATCCCCATTACTTTGCTTTTCAGCTCAAGCTGCCGTGTGTACGGTTTGGCGCGGTAATAGGCCTTCAGTATCTGCTCTGGCGTAGCATCGCCAGGGTCTAATCCTTCCTCGCCAAGACAAGCCACTTTGACGTTTAACCCAAGACTGGTAAGTCGTCTGGCTGCCGACATTGTATTGCGGATCGCTTGTTTTTCGCTATCCCACATCATGATGACGTTGCGCAGTCCACGCGCTTTAAGCGTCAGGAATGCGCCAAGCTGATCTTCAGCATCCTCAGTGGTGTTTCCGGACAAGTGCATCCCGAACGTGCCAATAGGCTCCACGTAATCCCGCAGCGTCTCTTCTTCGAAGATGGCGCGCTTCACGCCCATCACGTCAAACGCCCCTTCACACACCACGACCGTCTGTTTCCCCACAGCGTTATGGCCGTTGTAGAGAAACTTACCGGATGCTGGCAGCTGCATGGGGAAGAGATAGCGACGTTCTGCGGTTCCGGTGACATCGCGCCCCTGAAACGTCTTCATTACGCCATCCAGATCATAAACCGGTAACAGGATACGCATATCAAAAACCTGTCCTTTGACCTGGTCGGTGTATGGGTCGACATAGGCGTGTTTACCCTCAACGCAATAACGCAGATCAAAATACCTGGCCATCTCAGCGGAGACCTGACGTTCGACCAGATAATCAGGGAGACGCCCATCGACAGGAAGCTCATAATGTCGCGGAAGAGCAACCGGCCCCTCCAGCTCTACAGTACTGGCAAGCACAACCTCTTCTTTCTTTGGTGCCCAGCCCTGCGAGATGAGTGCGTTCTGGACGTACTCTTCAAAATCACGGCGAGATTTGCCGCTGTAATGCTTGAGGAAGACCAGCTTGTTAAACTGAATCTCTTCGGGGTGATCGCCCGCAAAACATTTACCTACGCCATGAGAGAGGTTGAAATACACTTTCCAGTTTGAGCTGCCGCATACCGGACACTCTTTGATGTTAATTTCTCGCCCGCGCGTACTCACTCCGCCGCGACGATAGATAACGCCTTCAGTATCGAGCCATTGTTCAAAATCCAGCTCGGTCAGTAACTCTTTCAGGTCGCTCACGTTTAAACCTACTTTTTTCAGGCAATATTTTGATTACTCTCGGTTTTTAGTTACCATAGAGGCTCATGTGTTTTTCTTTTGTGGTTTTGGCAAAAGAAAACTTAAATCTCTAATGGATTAAGGCGTGGAGAGACTTTCCACGCCTGTTTTTTATAAAACATCCATGATTCTTTCGATAAACCGCATTTGTTCAAGGTTCTGTTTGACACGGATGCTCACCCCGCCCTTCTGGTTACGTGAACCAGCAAAGTAGAGTCTTGCCTCGCCTTTCGCTTCTTCCTCTTCCGTTTTGTTGATCGTGATAACGAGGTCAGCGATACGCACCTTCTCGATGTTATCCGCTGCGTGCATCATGGTCGCCACTTCCGACGCCCCACCTTCCCTGTTTGTCTGGGATGCGGTGATGCCGGCAACGTTATGCTTGTCGTACAGCGCACGAAGATCGGTGTAAATGCTTCGTATGTTTGCCCGATCATCACGGAGGTCGTAGCTCGGCCGCATCAGATCGGCATAATCGACAACTACCATATCCGGGATCATGCCATTTGCCTTCATGCCACCTAGCATACGGTCAAGATCTGCAGGCGATACGCTTCCGGATGGCCGCTCAACAATCCACAAGCTCCCAACCCCTTTTGTCGCCCCCAGCTCCGCCAGTTTGCGATGGACGTCGTCGCGGCGCTCCACCAGCTTGGACATTTCCGTCTCGGACAGACGGGCGTCAAAACGGTCTGACAAAATAGAGGTGTGTACTTCCAGCGACAGATACAGGACGTTGTAACCGGCAAGCGTGGCGTTGACAGAGAACTCACCCATCGCCGTCGATTTACCAGACTTCGCGAAGCCCATGAACAGCACCATTTCACGCTTGGCCCAGCCTTTCTGGTAAAGGAGTTTATCGAGCAGAGGGAGACCCGTTGTGATGCTGTTTGGCACGTAATCGTCGGACGCTTCGTACTCACGCGTCTTGTAACGCTCTGCTGATTCAGAGAAGTAATCGTAAATGCCGGTCGCTTCGTTAGAGCCGATTTGCTGGACTTTGGCCATGATTGCCATCGCGCCCTGGAAATCGCCCTTCTCCTTCATCTCAGCCGCTTTGATTAGCGCGTCGTCGAACGCCACGCTTTTGGCGAACGTCGCGACCTGGTCGACCATGTACGCCGTGTCTGACAGCTTCTCAGCGAGAATCCGCTTAAACGCCTCTACAACATCGGGGAACAGCTCTTCGCGGATCGTCTTATCGCGTTTGGCGCGTTTGAGCATGTCGAGGATGGCCGACGACGAAGGTGCGCTCTTATACATTCTGTAGTAGCCCGACACCATGTTCACCAGAATGGCGTTGGCCGCATTGGAGAACTGGTTTGGCGCAACCAGATCACCGGCGCGAGTCAGAAATTCATGGTCGCGACAGAAGTAGGCTGCGAGTCGATTCTGGAAGTCGTCGTCGAACTCTTCAGACAACCCTCGTCCTGTGTGGCAAAGTTCGGTCATGTGCTTTCCTTTGGTGCTTAAACAATTTGTTTTCTAATACTAAAAAAGCCAGATAGGGGATCAACAGAATCGCCGTGCTTCTTCCAGTTCTTCCGGGAAGTGCGCGTAAATCACACGCTCAGGCACGATTTCCATCAACCAGACAGCGGAGAAGATGATGCGGACGCGCTTGTCTCGGGTAATGCCACGCAGACGCTCCAGAACCCACTCAAAATAGCGTTCTTGAATCGGGTCGTGCTGCATGTCTCCCAGATGCTTAAAACTCACCAGAGAGTCATCCAGACGGGTTACAGCGCGTTTGGCTAACTTCTCTTCGAATATCTCGATCAGATCGGGCTGCCAGAGATGCTGGGGGCGAGGCAATTTGTCCCACAGACGGCGTGCAGCTGCGGAAAGAACGGTAGAAATGAAGTAGTCATAAGAGCAGCAGTACTGGTCGGCAAACTGGCGTGCTTTCCAGAGAGACGTTTTGTTCGCCGTCGACAGCTCCTGATACGGCACACGTTTCAAACCGGTTGTGAATGGGGCCGTCTCATAGTGTTCGCGGCCATGCGACAGCATGATGTATGAGTACTGGCGTTTGTATGCCTCAGTGAAAAGGCATGTGGCCATAAGCGGGTGCATGTCGCGGTAATCAAACCACTTTGTCTCGAACAACTCAGCCTCATCCTTGCAGCGTGACAGCCCAATATTCTCGGCCACCCACTTGTCCATGACTGTGGTGTCCCACTCGGTCATGAAGTCGTACTGGTCGTTGTTAATAGTGTTAAAGAAGATCTGGCTCATGTGCTCCGCCGATAGGTTGTTACTTACTTATCATAATGGGCGAATCATAGCGACTGGAGATGTTTTTTGGAAGTGGAAACGGAAGGGAATGTGTCTGGGAAGTTGCCATAGAAAAAGACCTGCTTCCGTATAAATTATAATAAGTAACTTAGTATTTATATACAGAAGCAGGTTCTCAGAGCCCCCCCCCAGATCATCTTAGAAGCTCTATCGATACTCAGGAAACCAACCCTTAACTATATGTCTAAGTGCGAATTGAGATATTTCAAATACCTGTCGAGACACCAAGGCACCATCTGGATGGCGCTGGTCAGGAATGTCATTCGCTATATCATAAAAATTATGCGTTATTTCAGGAGAAGAGAAGATACTCTTATCCAAAGGCACGGTTGCATAAGGGTTGTAATATACATGCAGGCCATCGAAGTGTGTTTCTGTGTAATCCCTAGAGTGGCACATCACGATATCCGCACCAACAACCTCATTGTTGTAAAATTGCCGTTTGGTGGTCACATAATGTTCGTTTGAAAGTTTTCTCGTATGTGAACCTTCATTCTTCATGCCTTCAGAGGCTATAAAATCATTCAGTTCAAGGGCGCGGAATCTTGTATATCGCACATATCGGTCCACACCACTTTGGACGACGGCCTTGCCATAAGTTCCAGTTGTTGAAAATATGACAGCACTGATCTCCTTGTAGGAGTCATTTGTAAAAATACCTAAAGGTAATTCCGTATCTTCATTTTTTTTAATTGATAATACTTTTCTCTGCTTACCATTAACGATGTCTCTCATCGTTGGTTCTTCGATTCCGAACAACACTCGATTAATAATCGTATTATTTTGGCTTAACGATAGGTCTGAATCAAATGGGGCCAATGCCAAAACAAACGGTTTTCCAGCCACATGTTCCATTGTTCCATAAGGAAACTTCTTACCGTTAACACCGGTAAAAAGATCATGCTTATCTTTAATCTTTCCGAGAAGTTTTAAAGTTGATTGATGTTTAAACCTCGCTTCGCTGAAAACTTCACTGGCAGATGGTTTATGAGGTTTGTCAGAGACCATCGCCTCTACAGTAAATTGATAACCTGATGGTGTGGTAACACAAAAGTCAGGACGGTCTTTTGTATAGTCTATCGAATAACCTAGGCGAATAAACATCTCATTAAGATACAATTCCCACATAGCAGAGTTAAAGGTAGTCTGGAACTCGTTCACAAATTTAGCTTGCTCGCCACTGCGTTCTAACAACCCGCGCCCCCATGATTGAATGACTTCCCTAACAGGAGCAAGCTTGGGGTCTTTATAGATTGCTTTAAAACTTACATGTAATTTATTTGTCGCTATTTTTGTTGAGAATAAATCCATTATTTCCCTCTCTAGTCGAATCAATTAAACACCCTGACATCATGAAATAACATGCAAAGCCAGAATTATTAAAGCATTGTTTTCATCAATTCATAACCGTCAGCAACGGTAGCCAGTTTCCATTACTGGATATGTGGATTTTGTTTAGCCAATTGTCGAGCATTTTGCTTCCTGTAAAGAGAGGCGCATAAGCGCCTCAAGACATTTAACCTTTCTTCATCAGCTCGCGCTTGATTTCGTCTGTGCGCATCGTGACGTCAGCAGCGGTGATCGCCTCGTTCATCTTCACGATTTCTTCGATTTCCTGCGGCGACTTTTCTGCCAGATGGAAGATGGCAGCGCGGATCACATCAGAACGAGTGAACTTCTCGAAGCGAGGGATGAACTTCATCATCTCCAACAGTTCGAAATATTCATCTTCCAGCGACATGGTGCGGCTCTTGATCTTTTCTTTCCCACGAGTCGGGCGGCCCTGTGGTCTGACTGGCTGGCGCAACGGAGTGCTGCTTTTGGCCGTGGCTTCCGGCTCTTTGCGCTTTGCAAGGTCTCCCATTTTCATGGACATTATTCTTCCTCCAGGCTCAGGATGTAATCTACGAACTCTTCGAACTCGGCTTCTGCCTTCTTATCGCGCTCCGCGCCGGTCATTTCAAAGATAGAACGACCAGCCTCTTCTGCATCGTCATAGACGTTGCGGTTGTAGAGGTTCACGGGTGCAGCCTCGATGCCGAACGTCTCGACAATCTCTTTGGCGGCTAGAATACGTGATACCTGTGAAGGCAGAGACGGACACTGGTTGATAACCGCGCGGATCTTCACTTTGTGATTCACCGTGCGCACATTGTCGACAATCGGGTCGATGTCGCGCAGCGATTTCAAATCACGACGCTTAGGACGCAGAGGGATAATGATGACATCAGCCATCAGCATCGCTTGTCGCTGGATTTCGGAGTCAAAGCCACCAGCATCCACTACAACATAGTCGACGCGCCCCTGAAGCGATTTGAGGTGCTTAACGATGTCATCCTGAACGTAGGCGAAGGGGATAAGGTCAAGGTCTTCATTCTGGCGACGGTCTTCGCACCAGCTGGTCGTGGTGCGCTGAATATCAATGTCAGTGACCTGCGTTTTCTTTTTCTTTTTAACTTTCAGGCATACCGCAATTTGCTGGGCAACGGTGGATTTGCCTGGGCCGCCTTTGGTGCCGCCAACCACAATGATTTTGGTCATTGGAGAGTCCCTTTGCGTGAATTATTGTCGTATGAAACAACTTGTTTTCTTATATGCGATATAGCCTAAATGCCTACGGCTACGGTGTAAAGGTGAAATGATAGGCAAAGAGGGGTTTGCAGAGACTCGCAAAACAGCAGTTGAATGTTTAAGCAATCGAGCTTATAGTGTGCGTACGGAAAGACTCCGTACAAATGATGAGTCGGACCGAATTTAAATTTGATGATGCTATGATTTTTGTGAAGCCCGATCTTATTGACTAAGTGTCGTTACTAATTGCTTATAGAGCTGACATTATTCTTTGATTTGATCCTGAAATTTCTTCTATATCATACTTTTATATCATTTATTTATATCTCATAGAGGCCTTGCCAGACTAGAAGGGAGGCCGGGAGTAAGCACATGTCCGCACTGAAAAAACAGCGCATCGATCTCAGATTAACCGACGACGACAAGAGCATGATCGAAGAAGCTGCGGCAATGACCAACCAGACTATCACACAGTTCATGGTTGCCAGCGCCTCTGAACGTGCTGCGGAAGTGATAGAGCAACATCGTCGCCTGATCCTCAGTGAAGAGTCCTGGAATCTGGTAATGAACGCTCTCAGTAACCCGCCTGCACCGAATGAAAGGCTGAAACGAGCTGCCAAGCGTCTACAAAATATGGAGTAAGACGTGGCCGACTTGACAATAGAGATGTTTTCAGAAGAAGCCGTATACGACTTCTCAGACTTCGACTGTGGCGAAGCATCTCTAAATGAGTTTCTTAAAAATCGCCTGGCACAGCAACACAGCGGGCGTATATTGCGCGGTTATCTGCTTCTGACCAAAGACGCGATACCGAAAGTTAAAGGGTTTTACACGCTGTCCGGGAGCTGTTTCGCAAGACAAACGCTCCCATCCAACACGCAGCAGCGGAAGATACCTTATTCTGATGCCCCCAGCGTTACGCTCGGACGTCTGGCGATAGACAAGAGCATTCAACGGCAAGGTAAAGGTGAAGAATTGGTGGTAGATGCCATGAAAGTGGTCTACCAGGCTTCTCGTGCCGTTGGTATCTACGCGCTGTTTGTAGATGCAAAAAATCCGGCCGCCAGGCAGTTTTACCAGAATCTGGGGTTTATCCCTCTGAAGGGTGAAAACGCCAACTCGCTTTTCTATCCAACCAAAAGCATTGAGGCTCTGTTTGAAGAGAAGCCGTCTGAAGACGAATAAGAAAAGCCCCTCCTGTGAGGGGCTTTTTTTCATTGAGCCAGTCTGCTCTGCCACTTACACAACCGCTCTCCCAGCATGTTGTGCGTTAAAATCTCTCGCTCCGTTTCTTCCGTCATGAAATCGTTATGACTGACGTAAACCGGATTGGCCACATCACAGAACAGCACGCCAACGGGCTGCGGCTTAATCACGCAGCCATTTGTCATGCAGATCGCGATGAACAGCAGAAGCGCTCTTCCGTCGCAACTCATTGGTAATTTCATTCCCGACGTCCACCGTATTTTGAAGCCGTTCTCTGTCTTCCTGTTTTGCCTTCTCCTCTACTGCTCGTCTGGCCGCGCGTCCCCCCATTGTGTATGCGCCAACAAGCACCAGAAGAACGGCAGCCAGAGTAATCAGAGCAATTTTGAGCTTTAAAAACAGGCTGCCGAACATATCAGGCCATCCCCTTCTTGTACTTGCACACCTGCGACCAGGCGATGAACCCCGCCACAAGGATGGTGGCAACGCCGAAGATGATGCGCACCGTGTCTCCACTGGTGATGTTGCCCTGCGCTTTATCCATTGCTGCCGAGATCTGCGGTATCACCTCTGCCAGCTGCGCGAGACCGATGCCAGCAGTGACGGTAGCGCCAGCCGTCTCTTTGGTGACAGGAAGGGCTTTGACCGCCTTAACGGCCTTAACCACACCGGCGCGGCGCAGGCCTTCTTCGATGACTTCGGATGAGTACCAGCTGTTCAGGGTTTTTAGTGGACCGCGGCCGTTCTCGTGACGAATGATTGCCTCCACCAGTGGGCGCAGGGTGTCATAGTCATGCAGATCGATAACCATGTCCGGCGTGACACCAACAGCTTTGGCCACCTCATTCACGTAAGCCACGGTGTTGTTTTCATGCGGAGGCGCCCAGCGTTCGATGACTTCGCGGATCGTATCGATGCTGGAGCCATCCTTCGCGCGGCGCTTGTCGTGGTAGGTAATGAGCGTCACTGCCAGCGCTCGAATACCCCATACAGGAGCTTTGAACGTGCAGAAACGCGGTTCAGCAGGGTTGTTAACCAAACCCTGCCACGGCGAGCCTCGGTCGAGGTTGCCTGGGTTGTTATTGCGAATACCTCTCGGAGTTTTCATCCTTGCTCTCCTTATTGAAGTCCATTTTTAACGCCATAAGCGGCAAGACCCAGCAGCAGCGCGGTAATCAGGAACGACGTTATCTTTGAGACAATGCCACCAAAGAACCCGCTGGAAAGCGCGTCAAGCCGGTTTAGAAGTTTGTCCAGGTTGGAGTGCTGGATACTATGTTGCGCGGGAGTCATATCACCAAAGTAGGTTTTGAGCTGATCGTTAACCTCCTGGCCAATTTCTTCCCGAAGCTCTTTACCTAATTTGCCAACGACTTCACGCGCAACAATAGCGGCAATGCGTTCAACCTGCTCAGGCGTTACGCCTGCCATCTCGATCGACATTATTTCCTCCATGAATAGTCAAATCGGATGGCAGATTTATATCACAACATAACCATCTTTAGTAGGTAAGTTGTTACTTACTCTTCATTTTAAGCAGAAGGCGTCCCGGTTTCCCCTTTAAGCGCGGCGATTTCAGCCCTCAATGCTTCAATCTCTGTTTTCATGGACGTCATCTCGGTTTTGACCTCCTTAAATGCCTCCACGTACAGCGCAGACAGAGCGTTGTAGTCGAGGGTTAATGGGTTTTCAACCTCAAAGCAATTCTTATCAAGCGTGCTTCCAGTCTGCCCAACAGACACGGCTTCAGGCAGTACCTTTTGTACATCCTGAGCAATCAAACCAGCATTTCTCACCGTGTTCTGGATTGTGGTGTGCATTGAATAAGTTACGCCTTTAAGCTGGCAAATCTTATCGAGGGCACTCTCTACTGGCTTAATCCAGAATTTAGCCCGCTCGTCAGAGATGTTGGTGAACTTAACAGCGCGAACCTCCCCCGTAGCGCCGTTGACCGACATTTCTGAACCCGTCGCGCCTGTAGAGCTATTGTCTGGTCTGATGCATATTAATTGCCCGTTTGCGATAGGCCTTGAATAAATAACCCCACGATTTTTGTTGTCGCTGTTAATAAAATAAAGATGCGCGTTTGCCGTGGTAGATATAGCTTTAGAGTTTAAGTAACCAGAGCGAGACTCAATTGTTGAGCCATACCATCCCTTGTTACACCCGGCCCATTCATCTGTCATTGTGATACTTGTGCCGTATTTATAGTTGGTCATTACGGTGTCATAGCTTGCCCCAGATCTGCCCACAAGCATGATATTTGAATTATCACTATCACGAATAAGCATGTAAGTGGCCTGATTATCACCCGATGGCCGAAGTGTTAAAACTTCACCGTTATGCTTAAACTCAGCACCATAGCCAGACATAAGGCGACCAGACGGCTCAACCTCACCAGTAGACCGAATGGTAAAGAATCGCGGCCCACTTGGACTTCGGTTAACGAGTGACACAACCCCGTTGACACTGTCGCACCACAGTTCGGCCTGCGCTCTAACAGTACCATCGCTTCCGACAATATTGGTGTAGATCGCATTACTTCGAACCTCGCCATCCGACACCTTGTTTGTGCCAATGTCGCTACGACCTTTGATCATATTAAATTCAACACTGTCGGAAGAAGAGAGACCGAGATTTGCTCGGGCTTCCTCCACATCCTTAGCGCCTGTGCCACCCTGCGCAATGCCGAGAGGAATCCAGCCGGGGTTAGTGCCACGGTTGTACGCCCCCCATTCTCCGCTGTTGGTCGTTACCAGGTACTTCGTCCCATCCTGGTTTTTTAGACGGGTTTCAAGAGGCGCTTGCTCAATACGATCAACCATCAGGTTGGTGCGAGCACCATTGACATCTGTGGCACCTGTACCGCCGTTACCTATTGCCAGCGGAATCCAGCCTGAGTCCGGCTTGTACACCCCCCAACGCCCAGCGGCTTCAAGTTGCAAGTAAGACCCATCAGATGTTGTTCTAAGTACAGTCCTGGTTTCTGATGCATTTTCAAGTCTGTCTACGCCGAGATTGGACCTTGCTCCAGCTGTATTATTAGCACCAGTTCCTCCCTGCGCCACGCCAAGCGGAATATAGGCGTCAGAACCGTTCAGAGCACCCCATGTACCGTTATCGAACACAAACAGGCGAGAGCCTCCAGATTTTCCAAGCGCGGTCGATGTCGGGCCTTGCGTGACACGCTCAACACCGAGACTTACACGAGCGGCGCCGGGGTTGGTGATGTCGGCCAGGTTCTGATCTTTCTGAAGGAATTTGTCAACTGTTGAGTTAATCTCATTCGAGATTGTCTGTGCCCGATCTGCTTCTCTCTTTGCATTGGTGGCGTATTGCTGGGCTTGCGTGGCACTTCCCGCGGCAGCGTTTGCTTGCTTACCAGCATTAGTTTCAGCTGTCTGCGCAGCCAGTTTTGCACCTTCTGCCGCGTCAGCTTTCTCAGAGACAACCGTTTCCGACGACTTAGCTGCGGCTGCACTAGCGTCAGCCGCATTCGCTTTCTCTGAAGCCAATGAAGCACTCGCAGCTGATTGCCTGGAACTCCCGGCAGCATCTGCCGCACTTGCTGCTGCGCTTTCCGCTGATGTCTTGGCACCGGCAGCAGAGGCGTCAAGGATTTCCTTGTTTTCCTTGTACCACTCAATGTTGGCATTGTGCTCATTGACGATCTGCATAAGCGGCTTAACAGTTACCTCTGTACCGTCTTCTCGCTCTATGGTGACGGCATCAAGAGCGGTCAGCCAACCTCTCATCGATTTTGAATCCGCATAAATGCGGGTCATGAGCGCTGCAAATCGCGCACTGAACTGCGTCAGATCGCCTTCATAAGTGGTGATAATGCGGCACGGGACATCTGTCTGGGTTTCGCCGGAATACGGCTCTACCAGTGTTAAATGGGTGTCGTCCAGAACGTGCTTAATTTCATAGAGCTTGTTGTCTGGGCCGACAACAATCATGCCAGGCAGTACGCCATTCGCGGTGAAGTTCCAGAACGTACCGGTGCCGGTTAGGGTATTACTTCCCTGCGTAAACGTGATAGTACCTTCCCTGTACCACATAGTTTCTCCTTTTTACACGAGCCAGGCTCGCTTACTCACACAAACTTGTAGGTAGTCCATTACCTACAACATCAGTCATACAAAGAGGCGTTGATGTAGTTAACCACCCCACCAAACGCCGTAAAGCTAAACCCTTCCGAAGAGGGCATAATCCCCGTTCCCACGGCTGTAAGATCGAGCTGGTTTCCGGTCGCACACGGCGCAGCAACGAAAAGCTGCACCTCAAGCCCGCCTCTGATGGGCTGCACCCAATACTCGCAGGGCGTCGCTATGGCCGCTGTTGGAAAGCCTGCCTGAAAGGTTTTTACCCCATTGCGGCTCAGCGACGTCTGTAAATTTTGCAACGGCTTGGTTGAAGTGGAATATACCCGCTGCCCGGAAGCATTAAACATATCCAGACCCCAGCCGCCTGACGATGGGGGGATCTCATTGGTAAAAAAGTAAAATGTCCCTGATACGGCTTTGGAGGAGTTGATTTTGAACCACCATGTTCCCCCGGACTGGTAAGGGGTGACAAAAAACAACGTCTGCGTGCTGCATCTGGCATAGCAGAGTATGCGCACATTAGCAGGAATGCCTGTGTTGTAGGCCACTGCTTTGTTGCCTAAAGCCATGTTTCCTACACTGAAGGACTTTTTGTACGCCATGTGCATAAAGGGTGTTTCCGGCGTCGCGAATATCTTGCCGTTGCCGTTAACTATTTTGATGCCATGCGCCATTTAGTTTGCCTCCATGCAAACGAGGAAAGTGCAACTTGACGGCAGAGAGTAAGAGACGGTGCCGCCCGATATGGAGAACGACGGCTGTGACTGTTTCCTCTCAACGGTGTAATTAAGCACCACGACTTTTAAATGAAACAATGAAGTGTCTATGGCATACTTCAACGATCCTCTTCCTGACATGCCGTGTCGGAAATCGAGAACCCAGGTTGGCTGGACAAGGTCGACCCAGCTCGTCCCCTTCTCGCTCCACACTCTTCCACCAAAAGCCAAAATTGCCCCCCTGTATCATCCTTGATAGTCAGGGAACTGTAACATAAAAACACAAAAAAGTAAGTATTCACATACTTACTAAAAAGGGCGTCATATGACGCCCTTTACTTATTATTTAACCGTATCTCTGCACTGATAATCCGTGAACAAATCCTCTTTCTGCCAGCGGCCATGAAAATGCAAAATCAGGTCGCTTTTTGGATGAACCCAGACGTTGCCAACCCGATCAACACGACGCTCGGTAATCTGAACAACACGCTGTTCCGATGGCCATGTTCCGGTGGTGTATTTCGCGACACAGTCGACTTTCTCTACATTGCTTGTCGCACAACCCGTAAGCGAAAGCGCCATCATAAGTGGATAAACAAATTGTTTACTCATACCAATAACCAAACCCATCTACAAAACATTAATGCACTATAATTTAACTATTTAACCTATTGATAAATAGCCTATTTATTGTAAAGGGATGGGGCATTCTTGTGAGCAACTCGAACGCCCCACAGCTCATCAGAGCTGTCCCAGCCTTACCCGCAGCACATTGTTGTCGTCATACACGTCAATACGCTGACCGGTAATCACAAGACGGCCGTAGCCGCCGCTGCTGCCGTTAATCTCCAGAACGCCATTTTTCCCTAACCGCCAGCCAGAACGGCCAGAAACAAAGTTAGTCGACTGGAGATCGCCAACTTTGGCATTGGTAATGGTGCCGTCTTTGATATAGGCGCCATTCATATACGCCACACCGTTTTCGATCACGAAGGGCGTAGTGATCTGGCCATTGACCGAGTTCACCAAACCAAAGCGGTCTGCCTGCACAAGAAACTGAGATAACCCCGTGGTGTCGATGCCCAATGCGATACCGGCAACGTATCGTTGGCCACCGCTGGCCGCGGTTTCCATTTTCAATGTCCAGGCGGTAGAGACCTTCTTGTTGGTATCGGCGATGGCCTGTGCCTGCTGTTGGATCGTCGCCGTATGCCCATCAACTGAGGCTTTCAATGTGTCGATTCGGCTGCCCAATGCGCCATCAGCATTCGCTCTCGCATTAGACTCGGAAGTTACTGCCGCACTGATGTCTTTTGTCTGAGCTTGAAGACTGGTGATTTGCCCGGACAACGCAGAATCAGCGTCAGTTCTGGCTTTGGTCTCGGTGGCCACCGCAGCCTGAATATCCTGCGCAGTCTGGGATTTCAGCGTGCTAATTTGCGTGGCCAGCGCGCTGTCGGCATCCGTTCGCGCCTTTGTTTCCACGGAAATCGCCGCTTTCACATTCTCATCGGTCTGAGCCTTCATCGAGGTAATCTGTCGCGAAAGCGTCTCATCGGCTGTCGCTCTCGCCTCCTGCTCCTCCGTTATCAGCCCAGCGATGGCGACAGTGGCCACGGTAAACGCTGCGCCAATCGGGTTTGCTGCCATGAACGCAGTCAGACCAGCAAACGCCCCCTGAAGCCCCGCTATCGCGCCTCGAATAGAGAAGATCAGCGATGGTATCGGCCCCAGCCCCATCCGCGCAGCGCGATTAAAACGCGTCACTGCGGTCGCACCCATGTTGAACGGCGCCTGTATCGCGGTGGACATTTTCGCAAACGCATTGACCATCTCGCCCGCAGTGCCAACCACACCCATGATGCCAGCGCGCATTATTTTAAACGCCACCATTGCTGCGACCGCTTCGCCCAGGCTGGTGACTAACTCCTGATTTCTTGCCAGCCACTGCGCCAGATCACGTAGCGAGTCAATTGCTGAGTTGAGACCGGAGCCAAGAGAGTTAGCGAACGAAATGCCCTCTGCGCTGTTCATGATGGACGCCAGCTCTTTCATCCCTTTGGAGAGAGAATCGAGATAGCCCGCCTGACCGACGCGATCAGCAAAGAGCGTGAAGGAGGTTTGCAGCTGTGCCAGCGCACCGGTATAGGTTTGCATCATGTCTTTGGCTGCATTCTGGTTTTCAGCACGCAGACCAACGAACATCAACGAAAGCGCCTGTTTCGCCTCGACCGTACCGCTCGCAACCGCTTTGGTCAGCTCGCCCATCGTGATACCGGCAGCATCCGCCATTGCTTGCATCGCGTTTGGCACAGCTTCACCTAATTGCTGGCGCAGCTCTTCCATCGACACGACGCCCTTACCAGACATCTGTTGTACAGCCACTGCCGCGCGCTTAAGCAGCACACTGTCACCACCGAAGCGGGCGACAGAGTCCACCAATGACTTCATAGAGCCATCAGTCGGATCGAGACCAGCGGAACGGAATTTTACGAAAGCATCTGTTAATGCCTCCATCGCGAATGGCGCGTTTTGAGCCATACCCACGATGTACTGCATGTCATCTGCGGCCGCTTGTGCCGGATTGGCTTTGTCTTTGTTCAAGCCGCGCAGCATGACGCGCATACGTTCCATCTGTGCGGAGGCTTCGACGATGGGTTTTTGCCAGCCGAACAGGATATCGGTCACTGTTCTGGCGGCATCACCGACCTCACCCAGAAGGAAAATGTTGCCGCGCAGACCGGAGAACATGCTCCCTTCACTGCTTCTCCCGCCATGACCAGCAAATCCATCGCGTCGACCGTTGCCGCCATGTCCCGAGCCGTCACCATTTCCTACTGTGCGCACGCGTACAGGCTTGCCAATGAGCTGCTGGCGACCAATAACCGCGTCCATCTGATCGCGCACTTTTTTCAGCCCTTCGGCGGCCTGACTGGTCGTCACACCCCAATTGCTGAGTTTTTTGCTCGTGGCTCCCAAACGCGTATTCATGCCGCCAATGGCCGAAGAGGTCTCTTTGACTTCCATGCCAAAGCGGCTGGCGCTCTTGCTCGCAAACGTCGCCCAATCAGAGAACTCGTTTAGCTCTGACTGAACCTTGCGCAGTGAAGTAGTAAGCTTGTTAACGGATGAAGTGGTGGAGTCGACGCGCTCAACGAGGGCTTTCAACCCTGCATTGAGACTGGTGATGTTGCCACGCGCTTTACGCGAAGCATCGGAAACAAGCTCGAAGCCAGCAGCTACGTCCTGTAGTTTGTCTGCCGTGGCATCGAGCCTGGATTCCAGAACGCCGATGATGCGGGAGACCGAACCCAACGAGCGTTCCAGGCTGTTAATTTTCTGAGCTGGCTTGGTGGCCTGCTCACCGAATCTGGTAAGTAACTTACCCGCCCGGTCGATTGACGCTGTAAACTGCTTGTCTTCCAGCGACAGGATAAACTCTACGTTTTGTGACATTCCCTTGTCATCCTCTGCCAAAAATTTGCATCAGCTGCTCTTTGGCGTCAGGGTCTGCCTTGTCCTTGCGCGGATCGTAGACTTTATCGGTTACGACTGGTCTTCCAATCCTGAGTTGCAAACCCTCCATGAACGCCTTAACGCCCTCGCCATCCGCCTGGGCAGCGCGAGCGACTTGCAGGTTGCGGATATCCTCTTCCGCGCGCAGACGGTCGATATTGCGACTGAGCATCCAGAACATCGTTAGAGGGACGCCCAGCAGCTCTAATGGCGACACGGCGTAGTGAGCAACTACACGACTGAAATAGAATCCGAGATCTATCGATACGGTCTTTACCCCGGATTCATCGCGGGAAATTACTTTGCCCCTTCACCAGCCGCTTTTTCGTTCTCTTCATCAATCACTTCCATAGCGAAGGTGAAGATCTGCTGGAGCTGCGGAACAGTCAGTTTTTCCAGTACAGCGTCCGGCACGGATGGGATGACCTTGCGAACCAGGTCGGCGTAAGCAGTAACCTGCTCAACAGGCGACATGTTCTGGAGATCTTTGCCCTCCATCTGTTTGATGGAGACGAAAAGGCCAACAGTCATTTCAACGATGGGGTATTCCTGACCGCCGAACTTGATGCTTTTCTTCGGGGGCAGAATGGCGTCGAGATCGAGTAATTTAGTCATTGGTTTAAGTCCTTTTAAAAAAGAGGCTCTGCCTGAGCCTCTGCTTACTTAACGCTACGATTATTCGGCTGCATTAACCGTCACGGATTTGGTCGCTTTTTTGCCACCACTGGTGCTGGTGAAGGTAATGTTTGCCGTACCTTCAGCTACACCATGAACCAGACCAGTCTGGTCGACGGTTGCTGTGCCCTGGGCGTCCGATTCCCAGACACCGGATTTATCGCTTGCATCTGCTGGAGTGATTTCAGCTTTCAGCTGAACGTTTTCGCCCGCCTTCACTTCCGGAGATTCCGGCGTGATCTTGACGGACTCAACCGGCTTTGGGCCGCTCATTCTCCCCAGCGTGCCGTTGTCATCCGGATAAGCAGTGAACTGAACGGAGAAAACGCGAACATCATCAGACTGGTAGGTCATGGTGAAGTTGCCCGCAGTCGCTGCTTTGGGGATGGTCAGAACGTAGTCGGTGGTATCCTGCGGCGTCAGGATCAGCTCTTTGGCCACGTCGATCAGGTTTACGCCCTGCGCGGAAGTGATGGTCACGGTGTTTGAGTCTTCGCTCAGGGTAGAGCCAGGCATCAAATCAACCATGTTCTTCAGCACGGACTCGGCCAGCGGCGCGGTAATCGTGATATTACGACCCTGCACCAGCTCGGAGATCGTGGTCTGACCCAGCTGGTCAACGGTGACTTTCATGGTTTCGGTTGCGACCTCAACCTGCACGCCACCTTTGGTGTAACCCAGATCCACGCCACCAAACGACACTTTGCACGCGCCGAGTTTGATGTTTTTTACATGGGTATTAGACATTATTGGAAAACTCCTTTTTCCGATAAAACAGCACTCTCATTGTGCCGATAGTAAGTATATACTTACCTATTTATTCAATTCAACAAATAGCCCGCAAATTCAATCGGAATACCGGCTTCAATCAGCGCTCCGTCGTTCTTGGGGTAGGTAATCGGCATTGTCATCGGTCGAGCCATGCGGAAATAGACGCCACCTGACTGCGTTTCCTCAACCGGGAACATCGACATGATTTTGTTGGCCTTCTCCATCGTCTTTGTGATCGTCGCGCTTCGCACAACGATAGTGAAAGCGTCGAAGTAGAAGTCCTGCAACTCATGATCAATCTTGATGCCGGTATTCGGGTTAATCAGGAGCACGCCAGATTTCACGTTAGATGGCATGTAATGACAGAATATGTCCGTACCCACCGTGCCAACTTTGGCTTTTTGCATCAGGCTCGCAAACGCTTCTATAAACACATTAACCTCTCGTAAAACCCGCTTTACGCGCCGCCTCAACCACTGTCTGCGAGAATTGTTTCTCGCTGATCTGCGCTGCTCTTTCGAGGAAGTTAGGCCCAACGCGGGGCTTAACACCAGCGACAGGTGGGTTGGTGACACTTTTCAGTCTGGACAGGTAGCCAAGTCGATATTTGCCCAACTCCATGTATTCGGCGTAATCGCCCACTTCCACGTTAGGGTGCCCTTCACGCGGCTTTGCACCAGAGACGGATAGCTCAATGCGTAAGCCTGAATATCCCTCCTTAACGACGCGGGCAAATATCGCGCTTTCCAAAGAGCCGGTTTCCAACGGAGCCATTGCCCTTGCCAGGCGCTCAACCAGACGCGCCAGCTTTTCCATATCCCGAATGAGATAGCGTTTAAAGGCTTTCTGGCTGTTATTGAGTCTTTCACCAGCACGCTTAAACTGGTGCGCGTCGTATTTCAGACCCATATGTTAGCTCCAACCTCAAGGTGCCCAGGCCGCCCGCGAAGCCCCCAGCGACGATGAACGCTGGACACCTTCAGCTTTTGCCCCTCCATGATCAGCACATCATCAAGCTGAACTGCTGCTTCAAGGGGGATCACCAGAACGGCGTCAAACAATTCCAGACTTGCCTTACCGCGGCTCCCCGAGCTGTCTGCGCGCACTGACGATCTCTCATTGCTTTGTTCGAACTTAACGACACCGACATTCGTCTTCCTGACGAACTGCAACTGCGCCTCCCCGTAGACGTTCTTCGCGCCAAAACGGTAGATGGCGATCTCTGCTTGCCATGAAATATTCATCCACTCTCCCTCGTGACAAACGTCACGCCCGTTACCAGGCGAAGGCGCGATTACTCGTCTTGAGCCTTTCGACCAGAAGTAAAGGGTGCGACGGGCGTTACGCACGGCGAACAATCATTCGATTGTTGATGTAGCTCACCAGCAGTCGCCAGGTGCTCCGGGCAACATGCACATTGGCCGCTTTACCGGTACGGTACATGTTGGTGGTCTCACCAATGGACTCCGACAGAATGCCGTCCTCACGAGCTGCCGCCACATCATTGCCGTTTGCGATTTCACAGGCTTCGTTAACCACAGCCAGCATCAGAGCCTCTTTGAAATAGTCCGGAAACTTTTCAAAGCGCTCCTGCGTCATTTTCTCCCAATCGACCAGATCGTGACGGTAAGCCCCATCTGCGCCCCACGGCAGGTCATAGACGTTGAGCATGTTCTGGGGGCGGTCATAACGGTCAAAGTCGATTCGCAGGATTTTGCGAATCGAAAATGGCAGCGTTTTGACGCGTCTGGTGGCTTCGATAAGACGCTTACGCATCAGCCCTTCGCCATCAGCCAGCAGAGTATCGCCGTTCAGCATGTCGATAGCTTGCATCCGGGCGTCTGCGACCGTGGCAAACGACTGAGCAGGGATGGCCAGCTCAAAGCTGTTAAGCAGGACATACATCTTCCGCTCTTCATGCGTCAGTCCCGCAGCGGTGGCTTTGACGATGACGTAGCGGAGATCTCGCTGCTTTTCGACGAGCTGGTTATGCTCGGCCGACACGACAACCGGAATGGACATCTGCCCCTCGCTGATTTCCAGCGGCTCATCGCTAACGAGGGTCGCCCCGGCACTGTCTTTAACGGTATAAGTGGCCGACTCGATATCCAGCACGTTAAATGCAAAAGACAGGGAAACGGATTCCCCGCTACGGTACGTGTCGAGTTGCGCCATTACTCACCGCCCTGTGCTTTCAGGATACCTTCGATCATTTCTACGATGCCTTTGGCTTTCACCCCTAACGGCTTACCAATTTGACGCAGGCCTGCGATGCCTTCGCTATCCGCAATGGACTCAAGCTCTTCACGCGTGAAACGTTGAACCGGAGCTGGTTCCTTCTCCTCGGCGCCGCGCTTCATGGGCACGATTTTTGGAGCTTCAGGCTCTACGATCTGGTCTGCAACCAGATTGCCACGCAAAGCGTAAGCGGCAGAGGGTGAGACGTTCTCGCCATCAATCGTGGTCGCACGCATGGAGGCACAAATACGCTGCTGATCGATAAATGGCAGCTCCGCAACAGACACGCCATTTTCGAAAAGGACGCCGCAAAGCAGACCCGTGTAAGCAGAAAATTGCGGTTCAAGGATGCGAATCTTCGCTGGTTTCATACTCTTGCTCCTACAAAAAAGGTGGGCGTATAGCCCACCCCTGACATACAGGTAAGTTATTACCTATCAGAATTGTTAAATTTTGACGTTGGTCAGCGCCGCGATAGCTTTATCGTGCTTGTTCGCCAGAGAGCAGTACCATTTCACGCGGGTACGAGTTGCATCTTTGTTCTGAACAGTACCGATGTTTTCCACCACGATGCCCACGTTTTCGCCACCATACAGACCGGTAACACCGTTCTCTTCGGACAGGTGCAGGCAGTAGATGTTTGCGGTGGTGTTGTCGTCGTTCTTCGGAATGAAGTCGTTCACGATGAACGGAACGCCGTTATGGCACAGCATCGGACGGCCGAAGTTTTCTATCATGATTTCAGACGGGCCGATGTTTACGGTGCGCAGCAGCGCTCGGTAAGCACGCAGGTGCTCGGAACGCATCATGATGCAGTCAGCGCCCAGATCTTTCACTGCGTCGACCAGTTCGTCGAACATAGAGAAGGTCATCGCTGCCTTCGCAATGTCAATTTTTTGGTCGTCGTGCATCAGCTTCGGAATGCCGTCAAAGGCTTTGCTGTTGGTGGTGGAGTCACCCAGAATCAGGTTGCGGCGGAATGCGCGCGCCAGACCTTTAACCTTCTGACGAACCTGGATTGCCAGCTGGTTGTTGGTGTCAGACATAGTGGTCGCCAGGAATTTGTCGACATCTACGTCGCCTGCCAGGATACGCAGCTTCGCAACGTGCTCGGTGAAGGTTGCCGCACCTTCGGTGATGGTGTCGTTCACATCAATGAAGGTCGCTTCGCTCAGGGTAGCTTCACGGTTGTAAAGATACGCTTTGGAGTCGATCTTCATGAACGGCAGGACAGCGAACAGGTCGTCGCGATCGATAATTGTCTCGATCACACCCTGCTCAAGTTCGTTGTTAGACAGCTTTTCAGCTTCGTCACGGAGTAACGGCATCTTTCATTTCCCTATGATTAAGATGTTACTTGAGTCCAATTTTCCCCAGACCGGAGGTCAACTTATCCATAGTCGACTTGCTCTTCGGCTGGTTTACTTTGTGGGTCGGTTTGCTGTTTGAACCTGCACCCTGCTTGGCTTCGCTGCGCAACAGTGCGTCAGCTTCCGGATCTGCACGCAGAATGCGTTCAATCGCGGATTCGAACGGTAACGGCTTGCCCTCGCCGTCAACCAGAACAGCACGTTCCTTCTGACCTGCCGGCTTGTCATAACCAACAACGCTACCGTCTTCACCCACTTCGAAATGAGAGCCGTAGATAACGCGAGCTTTCGCCGGAGTCATCAGAACTTTTTCACGCAGGAAGGCAGAGCCGCTGAATGAAGCGCCGACCGTCATTTCAACCAGCTGCGCTCGCAGCGCCGCGTTTTCGCTCTCCAGTGCGGAGTAGCGTTCGTCACGCTTCGCGAGTTCAGCCTGGTGAGCTTCGATCATCTGTTTTTTCACAGCGTCGAACTCGCCACGACGTTCCAGTTCAGCCTGCTCCGCCTTACGGCGTTCCTCTTCTGCGGCCTGTTCAGCTTCCAGAAGCTGACGTGCGCGCGCCGGATCAATGTCACCATACTGCGCCAGCTGATCGGCCAGAGAGCGCTCTTTCTCCTTGCGCTTCATGTTCTCTTTCAGCAGGTCAGCGCTGGTCTTCCGGGACTTGCGGAGTTCTGCCAGCAGCTCTTCTTGAGTCATGCCTGTAAACTCGTCGTCACCTTTGGGCTGATCTTTCTGCTCGCCCTGACTGCCTGGGTCTTGCGCACCCTGCTCTTCTTGATCAGCAGGAGCACCGCCACCAGCGCCACCGCGCTCATGCCCTTCAGCTACATCCATCAGCCCGCGTCGGGCCATTAGCATTTGCCACAGATTCATAGAAATTCCTTTTCGTTACTTATCACTCGGTCTCTTGAGTAGATGAGTCCCCATTCCCTCGGGGTTGATCTTGCCCGCTTGCTTGGGCTGCCCCTTGATGATAAGTAAGTGCTGACTTATTTTCAAGGGTGTTTAGATCATTTTTTGGCGGAAAATTCAAGAGGTCTTTATCAAATTCCTTTTTCATCGCCTCGGAAATGTTCGGGAACACCTTCTCGATGAGCATTTCCATCTGGTGACGACGTACAGAATCAGGCGCTTGCAGAAGCGCGAGTTTTTCAGCAACCGCAAATTCGTCTGTCAGACCGCGAATATCAAAGCTTTCCGGGTAAGAGATGAGAGAGTTATCTTCATCCAGACTGATTCCCATCCATTTCGCCACCAACTGCATCATCTGGCGCTCCGCCCTTTCGAGACGTTCCGCTTTTGTCACCAGCAAACTGTTAACACGCTGGAAGTCATACATCTTGGCTGCGCCGGAAGAGTTGTCGATACCCTGGGCGTTGTCCTGTTTGGTGCGCTCACCAGCCACCCCAACGGAATGGTAGATCTCGTTAATCACCGTCTTAATGGTGGTGATGATCATCTGTGCCTGTTTCGGGTCTGGCGACAGGTAGAACGGCTGGTTGCCACTCTCGGAATCGAAGGTAAAGACGCGCTTGGTGCCCATTTCAAGGACTTTGGTATGGTTTTCATCGCCTGGCAGCAGTGATTGCACCGGAATGGCCAGCTGGCTGAACGTCTGATCCTGAATAATGGCATCAAGGTTCGACAGGTAGTTGGCCACAGCGCGGTCGAGGTAGGCGATATCATCGATGAGCGACGGGCTGAAATAAGGCGATTCGCTTTCGCCAATGCAATCTACCGGGAAGACCGGCACCATGCCCAACTTGTGCTCGCCAGAATCCTCCAGCACGACCTTTGACTGACGGCGGCCTGCGCCACCAGATCCCTTTTTGACTTCCTCACGGAAGAGATACCATTCGTTCTGCGTCCACAGGCGGTAACGCTGATATTCCTGACCGGTTGAAGTGAACGGATCGGCATCGTCACGCGCTACTTCCACAATCAGCGCCCACAGCATGTTCCCATCGTCATCCCAGGCGACATCGAGCATCTGCTGCGGAGAAATCCAGTAGGCGTAGGCACGCGCATCCTTGTTTTTCTCGTCAGCAACGGACTCCACATCGCCATTCATGGTGCTGTCAACAACAACCCAGATACGCCCATAAATTGACGACTGGAGATCGATAGCCGCCATGAATGCGTCAATCGAAGCATTCTGGCGTGTGGCTCGCTTCCAGAAATGGCGGATCTGCTCCGGCGCCTCATCGGTGTTGCGATGAATGTCCTCTTTGAACAGATACTTGTTGATGAGGTTGACCACTTCGCGGGTATGATTGAAGCGGTAGGCGCGCTCCAGACGCTCCTTGAACTCCTGATCGCCCTCTTTGAAGTAGCGGAAGATGTTGTCGGTGAACCAGGCACGCCCGCCAGCGTAAGTGCTGGCGAGGAAATCCCAATGTTCTTTTTTCTTCAAGTATTCCGGGTGGCGTCGCTCCACCAGGTCTTTAATTTGCTTGTCAGTCAATTCCATTTGCTAAATTCCATTTATAGGTAGGTACTTACTTACCTTGAGCCACCAAGAATAACACGATTTTTCACCGGATACCTACGATGAACTGGATAACCCAATGCGTCGGCGCTGTGCTCGATACCACCCGTCTTATCCATATCGCGGGAGCCGGGTTTATAGATAACCTTCTCAAGCGAGTCGATCAGGTGTTTGCACTTCGGGTCGATATACAGTCGGGTTTCACCAGAAGCGCTCATCAGCATACGGTTCACAGCGTTCACACGGTCTGCAATGGGCGGGTGCTTCTTGGGATAATCGACGCGCAGGAAGCCCTTCTCCTTGAAGATGTCCACGTCCGATTCACCGCGCGCGTGCTGACGGTAGGCGCCAGCCGGGTCAGGGAAGATCGTGACCTGTGACTTCCAGCGCCAGTAACGGCGCTCCAGTTCGTCACACACTTCCGCGGTGTTGGATGAGAACAGTACCAGCTCATCAACAGCCCAGAGTTCGCCGTTTGGCTGCGGCTGGAGTATGACCGACGACATTGGGTCGATGTTGAAGTCCTGCCCCACCCAGATCGGCAGCTTCGGATTGAACTGGAGCGGCTTAACATGCACGTTGCGGTCGAACGGATAGTAGACGCGCCCGGACATGTTCTCGAAGCTGGCCAGGTATTCCTGCGCGAACGATTTCGGGTCCATATCGTTCTTCGCCGCTTCGATTTCCGCAGTCGGCACGAACGGGGAATCGGCAGTCACGAACTGCCAGCTTTTCCACTGGCGTTTGCGCTGCAACTCGACATTCTGGCCGATAGTCCACAGCTTGTGGAACTCCGAGAAACCTTTAGGCGTACCGATGATAAGCGCGCCGCCGCGGGTGGAAGAGAGTGTCGGACGAAGTACCTTGTACCAGGTATCAGGCTTCATGTCCTGAAACTCATCGAGCACCACAAAATGCAGCGCAACACCACGAAGCGTGTCGGGCTTATCAGCGCCTTTAAGGGCGATTTCAGAGCCATTTTTCAGCACGATGGTCATCGTGGTGTCGTTTTTCTTACGAACCCACTTTCGTGGCAGCACTTCCTGTAGGTCATCCCACAAGATTTGGCGGGCCATCTGGTAGGTCGGGGCGACATACCATACGCGCTGCTTTTTCTCTTTGGCTGCCGCACGGATGATGGTGGAGATCGACAACCGGGATTTACCCCAGCGTCGACCCGCACACACCACTTTGAAACGATGTGGCGACTGGAAGACAGTCATCTGCCCGGAATGCAGCTGTACGAGACTCAGAGAGGACGGGATGGTCATAGTCAGACGCTCCCATCACTTTCATCGCCCGACGCGTCAGAATCGCTCTCAGCTTCACTTAGCGCTTCTTCTTCGAGTGATTCCAGCAGATCGTCATCAATCAGCTCAGGCTCATCATCTTCTTTGCGCAGCTGCGCCACCTGGGCAGGTGTCAGTTCGCCGAAGACAAGGTTCGGAATTTCGTCTTCGTCGTTCTCCATGCGATCCATGCCGAGCGCTTTGGACGAAATTTCAAAGCACTTGGCCAGCGTGTTGCTGGCTCGCTGGAGGCTTTTAAGATCGTCCTCAATCGCAGCGAGTGGTCTGCCGTCTTTCTTGGCGGTAGCCACTTCGTGCATCGTCATACGGCCAATGGCAAATGCCCAATCGTCGTAACGAGTACGGCGTTCTTCAATTTTCTCTGCGCGAGCCTTAGCCCGCAGCTCCGCGTCGGACTTGAGCGACTCACGCACCATTTTGCCGACAGAGTCTGCGCCTTTCTCTAATCCGCGCTTTTTGAAATGTCTGGAGAGCGTTTCACGACGAATGCCGTACTCTTCCTCCAGCCTGGAGAGTGTGTATTCGCCGGAAGTCCACTTCGCTTCGGCTTCTGCCCACTCAGCTGGTGTCAGGCGAGTTTTGCTCTCGTCTTTTTCTACAGTCATAGATCCCTCTAAAACACTCAGAGCGCATCCTTGCGCTCCTAAACAACTTGTTTAATTCAGTGCCTAACCAATTTGTTTTCTGGGTGTTTAAAACCGGGCTGGGGAGTATTCAGAACCTGCTTCCGTATATATTTAATAAGTCACTTAGTATTTATATATACGGAAGCAGGCTCTCAAACTGGCTCCCAGACCGACTTACATCACCAGTAATTTGGCTCTGGCACGACCTAACGTGGTCAGTCCCAGCGTGCGACGGTGGTAGCCGGAATCACCGCGCTGGCGGCACATTCCTTTCTCCACCAGCCCCTTCTTCACCAGTGCGCGGATCGAGAACTGCATACTCTGTTTGGTCGTTTTGTACGGCAGCACTTCCAGTAGCTCGTCCAGATCGAGCAGATGCCCACGCTCATGGCCTAAATTGATGGTTTTGATGATGTCTTTTTGTTTGTCGGTCAACGTCATGGCAAATCCTTATGCCGGTAATGCAATTTCAAGAGGTTTATTCAAAGGCTGTTTGTCGAATGCCAGCAGTGGCAGCGTGTCCGGCAGCTGACGACCAAAGTCCGGGTTTCGGTACACGCCATACAGCGGAGACGTGAAGCTCAGGTTGTGAATGTCCTTGAGCAGCTTCACGATGCTGGCCTCGTCCACCAGGCTGTCGGCAATGTCCTGAATCGTCGTGCCACGATTACGCCCGGCTTTGGCCAGGGAACTGTTCTTGTGGTAGTCAGCGACCAGATCGCGCAGCGCACGACGACGGCGAGACTCACTCATGGCGAACAGCTCTTTGACTATCGCTTCGTTGTCGCCAGGGTCGGAGCGGAAATGACGCTGGAAGACGCGCAGCGCGCTCTCATAGCTCTTTGGACGCTCCGGACGGATGAACTGGAACCCGGCTTTCATGGCGAACGGGTTGTATTTGCTCATCGAAGACTGGATCTCGATGATTGGCCGGTCGTGCATCCTGCTGACCAGGTTAATCATGCGGTAGGAAACGCCGACGCCGCGGTACTGTGTGTCCACGACAGAGCGGCTGATAACCGCAAAATTATTGTTAACGTAACGCCCCCAATACTGGTTGGCCACGGTGGTGTTGGTCGTGGGCTTAAGCTTGGGGAACATACGGTGGCGCGGTGCCAGCAACAGCTTCGGAAAAGCCACAACCACAACACCCACCAGTCGGCCATCCAGATCGCACCGGTAGTAGGTTGGCGCGAACGGCTTGCCGTCTGTCTTGTAGTGCAGTGACTTCAGCGCGTGCCAGTCTTCGACCGTGCCCTTGCTGATCGTCATACGCTCCAGAAAATCCAGATGCCGCGGGAACTCTTCCTGACGGTAACGTTTGATGATGATGCCTGTCATGTCGATCACCTACGCTCGATATTGGCATTGATGAAGTCCAGGCGAAGCGATTCCATCGCCCCAACCATGACGTATGGACGCCCACCGTTATGCCAGCAATCCAGCACACTGCCGTCGTTGTTGATCATCAGCAGTGCCAGGCTCTGGCTTTTGCCTTCTCTGGCGTACTGGAGTGCTTCTTCCAGCAGGCGGATGACTTCAACGTTGTTGTTGTCAGCCTCTTTCGATGGCTTCAGCTCTACGATCTTCAAATCAGGCATATTCCACCTTCACGCGTTCTTTGTAGTGCTTGGTGATCTGCATATCCGGGCGCAGCGCGTTCTTCAGGTCTTCGTGGGTCGTCGCCACCATTACCGTCGCGCCAACCTTTCGGGCGGCACGCTGGAGGTTCGACGCCACAACCTGGGCGGTTACGCGGTCGAGAACAGCGCCAAATTCGTCGGCTGCCCAGACTTTGGCGCCTGACTCGATCAGCTTGGCGATCTTGAGACGGTATTTCTGACCGTCAGACATCTCGGATGGCTTACGCACAAAGAGATAGGCGTCATTCAATCCCGCCATAGACAGCAGCCCCAGCGCTTCGCTGGTGGTTTTGCCCAGCTGGTCAATGACGTTAACCTCATTGTCGAAGGTAAAGTCATCGATGGAGGCTACAGAAAGCCCTTCATCCTTCATCTGGCGTTGCAGCTCGCGCAGCACAACGGATTTACCGGAACCGGATTGGCCGGTGATGTACACCACATCGCCCTGCTTCACTTCCAGCTCCAGATTGTCGTAAAGCGTCCACTCTTTTTCGTCCAGGCCAAGACCGAACGATTCGGCAATCTCCAGCGTGCGCGTGGTTTTGTTCACGCGGGTCTGAAACGATACGTTGATGGTGTATTTGCTCATGCAGCCAGCTCCCCAGAAGAAACTTTCTCCGCATACGCCACGAAAGCGTCTACCCCGCTCTCTCCCGTGATTTCTTCCATGTGGGCAAGCAAATCCCCAACCACAATGGCAGAGCCAGCAGGGAGCGTTTTAAAGCCCAATACGTCGATGACGCGGACTTCTTCAGCGGCCACTTCGCGACTGATTTCAGTGTGCTCTTCTTTCTGGCGCTCGGTCTCTTCGCCCAGATCGAGAACCAGAGAGGAGGTTTCCATCTCTTCGGTCATGCTGCCAACGAGCACATTCAGCTCGCGCTCTTCAAAACCGAACACCTCGACGTCGCCGAGCACCAGGGATTCCAGCTCCTGCTGCAATTTAATGGCGTCATAGTCGATACTGGCCAGACGGTTGTCTTCCAGACGCTTCGCCTTGACCTCCTCTTCACTCAGATCGTCACGAATGATGACCGGCACGCGATCAAGACCAGCCAACAGTGCCGCCTCACGTCGGCCGTGGCCGGTGATGATGACGTCATGCTTGTCGACCGTGATCGGCTGGTCAAAACCGCGCTTTTTGATGGCGGCGGCCAGATCGCGGATCTGCTGTTCGTCATGTTTTTTGGCGTTCATCTCATACGGGATGAGTTCGGCCGGGTTTCGATAGACGATTTCGAACTTTTTGGTCATTTGTTACGCTCCTTGTAGTCGTCGACCAGCCACACCAGAGCTTCACCGGCGTTCTCCATTTCATTGCCGGTGTTGATGCCCTGCGCTTTGATGATGCTTTTAATGGTCTCCGCGACCCGATCCGACGCGTCAAAAGTCACTTTGAAGCGCATCGTCTGGTGTTCAGCTCCAACCCGCTCGGTTTTCTCGCGTTTATCTGTTTCGGTTGGCTCATCATCGCCACGAGACAGCGCTTCCAGCGCTTCAAGATCGATAATTGACGCTTTGGCCAGAGTGGCAGCCATTTCGTCGTCATACGGGGCGATATCAGACAGCCGGTAGTCAATTTCGGACTGAATTTCCTCGATTAAGCGCTGCAAAGCGATCTGATCGTCTTCGCCGTAGCGCTCGTTATCGACGAGGGACATTTGTTTGGCCACCAGGTCGTTAATTTTGCCCACGGAGATCACGGGAACCGTCGAAATACCCTGTTCCATCGCTGCCCGCCAGCGGTGTTCGCCGCCGAGGATCTCAAAAAAGCCGCCGTCCAGCTCCCGCGCGAGAATTGGCTTAAAAAAGCCCAATTTCTCGATAGAGCCTTTCAGTTTTTCGAAGTTTTGCGCCCCAACAGAGTTGGTGTTCCAGGGATTCGGACGCAGGTTGGCGACTTCCACCTGCATAATGGTAATTTTCACATCCATATTTCTGATACAATCCATTGCATAAGTAATTACTTACTATAATAGCCAATTAACATACAAAAGGCACGAAGGAAAGAGCTTTATGACAGTTCGGATTGTATCGAATGCGGTCAATGCGCTTATTTCTGGCGCTGATGACAATGTAAAACGACTTGTTCAGGAGATGTTGAGCTACGAAGTTGAGGCCGGTGACTGGAAAGGCACCAGTACGATGTTCAACTGGAGCAAAAATGCGTTCCCCGCAGGATTCGCAAAGCCAGTGGCTGCAAACCTGAACAAAGCTGGCATTAAATGCGTGCATGTACGCAAGGAAAAAGCGCCGGCACTTGGCAAACCCAATCCGGTAGTTAACCCATTTCCGTACAACCCGGACTACGCATATCAGGATCAGACAGTGGAAACGCTGGTGCGTGAAGGGATGATGATTGCGCAGATTGCCACAGGCGGCGGGAAATCCAACGTTGCGTGCAAGGCAGCTGCCCGAATTGGTCGGATGACGCTGTTTTTAACCACACGTTCCGTTCTGATGTTCCAGATGGCGGAGAATTTCCAGAAATCCATCGACTACCGTGCTGAAAATGGAGAGCCGTGGCTGAAAGGTCAGAAGGTGGGCGTTATCGGTTCGGGTGAGTTTCAGGTTTCGCGCCATATCAACGTGGCAACCGTGCAGACACTGGCCAGTTTTCTCGAAGAGCCGCCACGGGACGCAGCGCCTGAGAAAAAGAACCACCATCTCAAGCGTCGGGAGCTGGTAAAACGCTTCCTTTCCAGTGTCTCGCTACTCATTCTGGAAGAGGCGCATGAATCTTCCGGCTCGAACTTCTACGATATCGCCCGTCTCTGCGTAAACGCCGACTATCGTCTTGCGCTGACAGCCACGCCTTTCATGAAAGACTCGACCGAAGCCAACATGCGCCTGATGGCCGTTGCGGGCAGAATTGAGATCAAAGTCACGGAGAAATACCTCATAGATCGAGGCATCCTTGCGAAACCTTACTTCCTGTATCATAAAATCGCTTACACTCCGGACAATGTCCGTATCCGGTCGGAGCTTGCATCCAAACATCTGAACTTCCGGGTCGGCATGGGTACGTCGTACCAGAAAGCCTATCAGCTGGGCATCGTTTACAATTTGGCACGCAATGAAGCAATAGTACGTGAGGCTCTCATGTATAAACGTCACGGGCTGAATTGCATGACGCTGGTGCGTCTGAAACGGCATGGGCAGATCCTGATGGAGATGATGAAAGAGAGCGGTCTGCAAGTCGATTTCATCTATGGTGAGTCCAACCAGGCTACCAGACAGACTAAGTTAAACAGTCTGGCCACGGGCAAGATAGATGTCCTCATCGGCTCAACCATACTGGACGTCGGCGTAGACGTTCCGAGCGTGGGTGCTGTCATTTTGGCTGGAGGCGGCAAGGCCGAAGTCGAAATGCGTCAGCGGGTTGGGCGTGGTCTTCGAGCCAAGAAAAATCAGGCAAATGTGTGTTTCATTACCGACTTCATTGATATAAGTAATAAATATCTTATGTCACACTCCTATGAGCGGAAGAACATAATAGACACAACGCCCGGATTCGCTGAGGGGGTGTTGCCGGTAGGTGGCAATTTTGATTTTACTGTTTTGAATAGAGATTAAGCATGGGTGACAAACGCGCTATACACTGTCAGGTTCAACTGACCGAGAAGGCGAACGACAAACTGGAGTCTTTTCAGGGACGTCTGCGAGATCGCAACATAAGGCTGTCAAAGGCCGACATCATTAATCTGGTGTTGAGCAACATGACGATGGCCGATTTCGACAAGAGCGCAACGGCGCTTGAAGCGTCAGCAAAAGCGCGCGAAAAAGTCATGAAGATTTATGAAAACTCGGGCATGACCAAAGAGGATTTGGAAGAGATCCTGAAACGCTTACCGTGAACCACAGCGTGCTCTGATTAGAATCATGAGCACGCTGTGCGGTTGCTAGCTGTGCAATGAGAGAGGTCACTCTCTCATTGCAGCTTCAGCGGGCAGGTACGACAAAGTCGTCTATTTTGTTTTCTCTTTTTCTTAGCTCTGCAATTTCCAGCTTCGTAATACAGGTTTCATCCCTGTTTCCTGAATAACATTCATAAACAGCCTCGGGCAGTTGGTTATAGGATAGCCCCCTGACCGGCTCCAGTTCGCCCTTCCCGTTTTTCCTGAACTTGTAATACTGCGTCTTTCTGTATTCGCCACCGACGCTCACAAACGCGTAATCGTCGGTCTCCCGAGCGTAGACATCCTTCACCTCGGCGTCATCGCCCATCTCACGCGACATATACGTCAGCTCGCTGGCGGCCGCAACAACTGCCTTCCCTAACGCGGTTTGTTCAAGCTCAGAAACCTTTTTATGGATGCTGTTCCTCATGGACTTTCGCTGCAAATATCGCGACACGCCATCGGGTCCACAGGCGATGTTCTGCTCTTTAAAGCCGAGCTTTTCATCCAAGCTTGAGTTGGGAACATCCATATATACGATGGGAACGATATGGTCGATATCTAATATCAAACCATTAAAGCGCGTTGCTCCCGTATATGCCCCTAACACATTTTTGCCGTTTACCTCACCGCACACCATATAACTGGCGCTGCCCTCGCCTAATCTTAAGGCTCGGATATTGGAAAATCTGGCAGACTCCGGATTTATTAAGCTTGTGCGTATGTCTTTCTTAATGGCCTCAATGGCCTTTTCTTCATTGGGCTTACAGCCAGATAAAAGTGATGCGATAATTAGTAGCGGTAATGTATATTTTTTATTCATATCCCCTCCTGGCGCGTGCTATTATTCTTATCGCTATTTTTGTGTCAAGACCGCCAAATATGAGGCTTTTGCCTGTCCCTTCAAGTGAAAAAGACTGCCAGGTTTGTATAATAAGGCACCAGTAATTAATAAGCAGAAGGCTATGGTTACAGACATCACATATGGAATACCCGCAGAGGTCTGGCCACGCGATTACTCCTTCGTGGAGAAAGCGCTGATGTTCTGGCGCAAATCCCTTATTCCTGTAAGGGTCACTCTGGAAGATGGTCAGGTGTTCTGCATGTACGTTCAGGGGTTAATGTCGTCTCGCAATAAAGTCGACCTTTGCCCTGCCCCGTTCGACAAAGAAAATCGTATAAGGCTGCCACTTGAGCGAATCAGTACCATTGAATCAGGTGTGACAGAAGGCATAGCGCACGACTTCACCGGTCGCATCGCTGTACACCCGGACTATGTGGACAATCGGCCATCCCGCCGTGACTTCTTCAAGATTTGTCGTCAGGCTCATGAAGCGCAGAAATCTATAAGGGTCTACATGGCGGACGGCCGTGAAATTGAAGGTGTGTCGTCAGGCGTTGACGCTTGTCAGGTCACGCTCAACATTGGCGGCGGTCGGAAGATGGTCGTTATGTTCGATTGGGTCGAACGCATTATCCCGTTTTAAATCTATAAGGGTAATAACCGGCTAAGTCCGGTTATTATTTTATGTGTCACTCCCCTTTATATTTATTTCCCGCATCCCGATTAAATATATAAGGGCGAAACACCGAACAGGGAATTTATTTAGGGAACACCTTCGACCAAATGCGATTTATTTCTAAGACTTTGATTTTTATTGAAGAAAAATTTTTTTATTTTTTTGAAAAAGTACTTGCATTAAAAAACCGAATATCGATAATTACACC